GGGGGCGCAAGCTCTCCTTCTGGTTCTATGGCTACTTATCAAAATCCCGCTTCTGTTGGTGTATCTTCTGCTTTAAGTTCTGCACAAGTTTCACAAACTCATGCAACTACTAAACAAACAAGTGCTCAAACTGATTACCTTACAGGTCCTCAAACTGAGATGACAAATCAACAGATTGATAATCTAAAAACGGATAATGATAAAGCTAAACAAATTATTATTAATTTGAAACAAGAGTATCAAAATTTGTTTAAACAAAATTTGAATCTTACTGAAGTTGGTAATCAACTTCGGGAAAGTGTTAACGTAATGAAAGCCCAAATAACTAATTTTGGTGCTATAACTACTTCTACACAATTTCAAGCTGAAATTAACAAATTTGAATCTCAATTACGTGAAATGGATGCACAAGCTGCTAAACAAGCCGGCAATTTTGGTCGTGAATTTAACCAATATCGCCCTCTTGTTGAATTTCTCAAATCGTTTGTCAAAGCCAGATAATGGCACGTCTTTTTTTAAAGGAAATGAAAATGAAAACTGTGTTTTGTCGTTCTCCATACAACTATGATATGGATTTAGCCAGTGATAAACATGGCTTATCTTGTGATGACGCATCACTTACTCAACAACAATTTAAAGAGGATTCTGATATTAATACTATCGTTGATCGTTTTATGAAATCAGGTGTTTTACCAACACCTGATAATATGCCTCAATATATTGATTATGAAGGCGTGTTTGATTACCAAACCGCTATGAATGCTATTCGTTCTGCTGATGAACAATTTATGCGCATGGACGCTAAAGTCCGAGCACGTTTTAACAATAGCCCCCAAGAGTTCTTATCGTTCTTTGCAGACCCTGCAAACACCGATGAGGCTATTCGCTTGGGATTGGCTAATCCTAAAGCCGTTGCAGAAACGCAAGTTTCTGCTGCGGAACCGACGTCAAAGTCGGAAACCTAGTACAGTTCGCTACTTGATGTAACTGTACTTATTGACACCAACTTCTAGGGAGAATGAAATGAAACCTTTGTATCGATCTACTGTAAATAAAAACAGTTCTGCTAAACAATTTAAGTCTAATGTTGGGAAAACCAAAATGACAAATATTGTTAATGCTCCTATGCGTGGCGGTATACGTTTCTAACGTGTGCACAACACTATGGACTCATCCTACACATGGACCACTCAAATGCGGTCAATGTATAGAATGCAGACTTGCATATTCGAGGGAGTGGGCTATCAGAATAACCCACGAGCAAATGATGCACGAGCGATCTTGTATGCTAAACCTTACATATGATGACGATAATTTACCTAAGCATGGTCAACTTGTTAAAGCTGATTTGCAAAAGTTCTTTAAGCGTATGCGTAAGTCAGGTATAAAATTTCGCTATGTGGCTTCTGGTGAATATGGAGATGCGTCTAGGCGTCCCCATTTTCATATAGCATTGTTTGGTGAAGATTTCGATTCTGATCGTATTCGTTTTGGTAGTTCCGGAGGAGATACTACGTATACATCCAAAACAGTTGCACGGCACTGGTATCAGGGAAATCACTTAATCGGGGCTTTGAATTTTGAGTCTGCTGCTTATATTGCTAGGTATATACTCAAGAAAATTAAACCTTCCGATAAGGTATCACCTTTGCCTTTGTACGTTAACAAAGAGGATGGGGAAATAACATTTCCCAATCCAGAGTTCTTAATAATGTCTAAGGGCATTAGTAAGGGGTGGTTTAACGACTATTTTATGTCGGATGTTTTTCCGACCGCTAGCGTCGTTACAGCACAGGGTTCTAGGGCACCAGTCCCTAGGTATTATAAAAATCTTTTAAAGGAGTTGGGTCATGATTTGAGTCTGCAGATGCAATTTCGTTCTTCGGTGAGAGCCGAAATGGAAGTTGAACGGAATATGTTTGAAAATCTTCCTGTTCGAAAGAACGCTAGACAGTTTGTTAGCGTATCTAGAGTTAATCAATCAAAACGTATTATTTAAAGGTCATAAAAATGTTGCAATATATTGTTTCTGTTAAAGATAGGGCTGCTGAAGTTTTCAATCGCCCTTTCTTTGTTCCTCACCGCAATGTTGCGGTTCGTGATTTTACCGATGAGATTAATCGAGTTTCTTCCGATAATCCATTGAATAAACATCCTGATGATTTTGATTTGTATTTGTTGGGACAATTCGACGATACCGTCGGTTCCTTCATTCGTGAAGGTGCTCCAACTGTTCTCGTCCGTGGTAAGGACGTTGTTCAAACCTCAGTTTGACCCTTGCACCCCTTCGGGGGTGCTTTTTTATTTTTAGGAGTTATTTATGATGTTTTCTAATAAATCTGCCAGTGCGCATGATTTCGCAATGGTTCCCAGAGCCGATATTCCGCGATCTAAGTTTTCTATGCAGAAAACGCTTAAAACTACCTTTGACAGTGGTTTTATTGTTCCTATTATGTGTGAGGAGGTTTTACCCGGTGATACGTTCAACACTAATGTTACTATGTTCGGTCGTCTCGCTACGCCCATTTTCCCAGTTATGGATAATCTCCATCTGGACTCGTTCTTTTTCTTTGTTCCTAATCGTTTGGTTTGGACAAATTGGGTTAAATTTATGGGGCAGCAAGACAACCCTTCCGATTCTATTTCCTACTCTATACCTCAACAAGTTTCCCCAGCTGGGGGTTACGCAATCGGTTCTTTGCAAGACTATTTTGGCTTGCCAACTGTCGGGCAAGTTGGCGCTGGTCTCACGGTTTCACATTCTGCGCTTCCTACACGAGCCTATAATTTGATTTACAATCAATGGTTTCGTGATCAGAATTTACAAAATTCTGTTACTGTCAACACTGGTGACGGTCCTGATGCTTCTGCATCTACAAATTACACTTTGTTACGTCGTGGTAAACGACATGATTATTTTACTTCTGCTTTGCCTTGGCCACAAAAAGGTGGTACAGCTGTAACTTTACCTTTAGGTACTTCTGCACCTTTAAAAACAGTATATTCTTTAACTGCTACCGGTGCTCTTATTAATAATGACGGTCCCGGTACTCAAATGTATTTGAATGGTACTACTGTTGCTACTGGTGGCCTTTATGCTGATTTGTCTGCTGCTACAGCTGCAACAATTAATCAGCTTCGTCAATCTTTTCAAATTCAAAAGTTGCTTGAGCGGGACGCTCGTGGCGGTACTCGTTATACCGAGATTATCCGATCACACTTTGGCGTTGCTTCTCCAGATGCACGTCTCCAACGTCCTGAATATTTAGGCGGTGGTACTACTAATATCAGTATTTCGCCTATTGCACAAAATAGCGCTACTGGTCTTTCTGGTTCTACTACACCTATCGGCAATCTTGCCGCTTTTGGTACTTTTTTAGGAAAAGGACATGGATTTACACAATCTTTCGTCGAGCACGGTTATGTTATCGGTCTTGTTTCTGTTCGTGCTGATCTTACTTATCAGCAGGGTCTTAGAAGACACTGGTCTCGTAGTTCTCGCTATGATTATTATTTTCCTGCTTTTGCTACTCTTGGTGAGCAGTCTGTATTGAATAAGGAAATTTATGTTACTGGTAATACAACTCAAGATAACCAAGTTTTTGGTTATCAAGAACGATGGGCCGAATATCGTTATAACCCCTCGGAAATCACTGGATTATTTCGCTCTACTGCTTCGGGTACTATTGACCCATGGCATTATGCGCAAAAATTCACTTCTTTGCCTACTTTGAATACAACGTTTATTCAAGACACTCCACCTTTAGCACGCAACCTTGCTGTTGGTGCTTCTGCTAATGGACAGCAGCTTCTTCTTGATGCTTTCTTTACTACTACTGCTGCTCGTCCAATGCCTATGTACTCTGTACCTGGCTTAATCGATCATTTCTAATATGTTCGATTGGCTTACTGGTCCTGTCGCATCTGTTGCTTCTGGTGTAGCGGGTTTTCTTGGTCAACAAGATACCAATGCTTCAAACCAAGCAAATGCACAAGCACAAATGGATTTTCAAGAACGAATGTCCAATTCTGCTTATCAACGTCAAGTTAAGGATATGGAATCTGCCGGTTTAAATCCTATGCTTGCATACGTAAAAGGAGGGGGCGCAAGCTCTCCTTCTGGTTCTATGGCTACTTATCAAAATCCCGCTTCTGTTGGTGTATCTTCTGCTTTAAGTTCTGCACAAGTTTCACAAACTCATGCAACTACTAAACAAACAAGTGCTC